TTTTTTTTTTTTTTTTTTTTGTCGTGAAAAAACGCAGCCAACGAGTATTTACTCGCTGGCCAACGTAGGGAAGGGACTATCAACAATCTTAACGTTATGAACTTTAAACGCGAAAGATTATCGACACAGGCCCGAACGGCCGCGAAGTTCGCGCAAAAGTACACTTACGTGACTTTGCTAACTGCCTAAGCAGCCGTTCTCTACTTTAACAGTAGTGAATTGGTGGATATAATGAAATATGAAACCAAAAGGAAAACCGGACTTTAACCGGGACCATTAAAATGGCCGTTATAGCTGTGTGCACAACACCATGGATAGCCTTCTTTTCTAACTCAGGGTTGGCAAACAGCCGCAGTTCTTTAAGGTTGTACGAACCCTTCGGCTTACGCCTCAGCCTATCTAAAACAAAATAGGTTGTCCATCTGGTTCAACACTTTGAGTCGCTTGCAAAAGAGCTACCGGAGGAGGTCCAATGTAAGCGAAACAACGTGCATCATCAGCAGCAGACCTACCGTATGCAATACGAGTAGCAGCGCCAGAAGCATTGTTAACAATGAGTCGGACATGGTTGGCTATAGAACCTGAAGCCAAAACAAGATCCAAACCTATAGCACCAAAATTATTAAGGGTATTACCTTCCCAAATGGGAACACGGGCATACCTCTGATAAGAAGGTGCTCTAACATGCAAGAAAGTATCGTTAGTCAATATACGTTGCGTTGAAGCTATACCTCTTCGGCGGGGATCACCCAACGAAGAAGGAACAGCACCATTATCAACTCTGTAGGCGGCAGCGCTTAACGTAACATTAGCGCTGCCACCTGCATAATGGTAAAGATGGTGTTCTGTAGAACCTGAAACAAAAGCATACATAGCTGCAATATTTCCAGCACGGGAAAAACCTCCTATAGCAGTAGTAGTAGGAGGTAAAGGAACGACCGCTGGAATCTTAGAAGAATACCAATAAGGATAAGCAGAGGTGATGGAAGTGGTGTTAGGAGGCAAATCCGCTGCTATAAAGTTCGGAATCATCATTAAACTCTTAAGCGACAGAATCGACTCACCGGTGGTATACTGGGTCACTGAATCATCAATATCATCAATGCCACCTAAACCTGACTGAAAGTAAACAATGTTAGCCAAGCTAGCACTGTTCAACAAACCAAACATAGGAGGTGCAGGGCAACCAAACTGAAAATCATCTTCTGCTTTAATTTCTACAAGATAGTCTATAGAAGTGCTAGTTTCACCGGTAGTAACCAATGGATCTAAGACTGTCATCGTAACAGTCCCAATGGAAGCTGTAACATCAACAAATGGATCGGGCGAAACAAAAGGAACGGAAAACTCAAAAGCACTAGAATCTTTAAGATCAAACACTTCACAATAACTGAAAGGTTGTGGCAAACCTGAAGCTATCTCTATGGTCGCTGCTAAATTCGAAAGAACTCCAGCAGGACCGGGATCGTTAATCCCAGGAACAAATGCCACTATGACGCGTCCACCATGAAATTTAGTCTTACTAAAAGTAAATTTAAACTTCATGGTACCGCGCCAATATCTAAAGAAACTAGAAACATAACAAAGTGGTGTACATGCTATGGAATTGGTAATGGCTGTAGAACCAACAGGCAATGCTATATTACCGCTGGGTCGCAAACTATTAGTACGAAACCAAAAATTTGTAGGACAAACTTGGGAACCATATAAGACTGAACCAGTCGCATCTGTGGTTGCCATATTGCCTACAAATGCTTGACCGTACTTACCAACAACATACTGTATAGCCATCTCATCAACTTCAGTACCTCCAGCCAAAGCATCAATAGCAAGTCTATTGTTCTGAAAAGGAGCCAAAACATAAGAAGCAGTATCAATATCAACATTGGCCTCACCTATATGCGAATTACGCATAACACGGGTGGGAGCCTCTTGAACCTGGGGCTTAGCAAAACCAAAAGCACTAGCAACGTTGGCACCAACATCTAACAAATTAGCAGTAAGGTGTCCAACACTGCCTAACATAGGTACATAAGGAGCGATAGTACGCAAAGTAGTCGCAGCTTTACGGGCAAAATCACTACCTTTGACTGATTTTTCTTCAGCCAAAGTAGCATTGCCCATAGAGCTGCGGCCCTTAAATGCAGAATTGGCAGAACCCCTGTCTGACAAACCGGACTGTATAAGAACAGCACCGGCATTGGCAGGCATGGATCCTATCAACTCAACATCATGTAACGAAACAAGTATCTTGTAAGTAGGAGCATTAGCACCAGCAAGAGCGCGGTAGGGCATTAAGGAAGTTAATGCATAAGCCCCAACACAACCCAAACTGGAGTTATCACCCCCATTTACAGGATACAAAGGCATGAAATCCTGTGGATAAAGAAAAGGAATGTCAAAAATAGACATGGTGGTTTCAATAATGTCATGCTTGACATGTGGCAAATTAGTAACAAAAGCGGGGTTAGCTAGCCGTGGATACATAGACGTGTTGGCGAGCGTAGTACCGTATTGTACTGACTGACACAAAAGTGAAGCCTGAAAAGGCGTAGAAGCCGTCATAACTGTAAACCGAGTGGTAAATCGAATACCATACACACCTTGAATACGGTTCAAAAGGTTCGGAAACCAATTAAACGTTAAATTGGAACGAGTAATGTCCCAAAGAACAAACGAAGTGCGTGTGGTAGGCAAACTACCAGAAGAGATCAAACGGGGTCTAGCTAAGTATTCTAACAAATCTTGATAACCAGTGGTGGGAACTATAAAGCTAGTTTTTGCTTTAACTCCAACCTTAACAGTCTGGCAAGCTTCATTGGAAATATCTGCAACTCCAATTCTCTCTGGATGCGGGTTGAGGGAAAGACCCTCAACTTCATTACACTCTACAAGTGTATCTCTTAAATCTTCATTATGTGTGGTAGCGAGACTAATACAAAGAGCCATAGCCTCAAATGGCATCTAGGTAACACAATTCTCTGACTCCGTCTGAGTAGTAAGCTAAAAAGCAGGGGCAATGCGGCTGTCCTGACGGTAGGTTTGGCCATGTGTTAATTTATTTAACCAAAAACCTACCCGTATATAAACCTAAAACCAAGCATCAATACGCGCTTTCATCATTTGCTGATAAGCTTCTCTGCTCTCAAAGTTGGGAACAAATCCACCTTCAACAAGGACCTCTGACACGGTGGGAAAGTATTTATCCCACATCTCAATGCTATGGAAACACAGCTCGCCGAGCATGTTTTCCAGATTGTTTCTCATCTCTCCTACCATATCCTTGTTGTTCTTATAATAATAAGAAGTGAACAAGAAACTGGCTGGGTCCAAAGGTGCGACCCAACCACCCGCGCCAAGCGGGTCTTGCACAAACCTGCGCTTCAGAAAAGTACACTCTTCAAGCGTACTGTAAGGTTTCAATTCGGCTTCCTTACTACCGGCGGTGTAAGTCAACCCAAACTGCTCTTGCATGTCTCGAGCAACAGTGACCTGGTTGAAAACCTCAGAAGTCTCATCATCAACATTGGTGATGTTGTCATCGCCAAAAGTGGCAATGTAAACGTGATCCCACATATTCGTAAAATCATTCGTAGCCTTGCAATAGCAAGCCGTAAGAGTGATCAATGAATACAGTGAGTTCACAGGAGTTGTGAAAGGATGGCCGCTAGGAAGCGACTTGTTCCACTGATAAATGTAACTCTGGTCTCGTCCATTCCCACCTAAATGGCGGGAATGAATAAGATCAAGCCACAAAATCGAGCGGATTTGAGCATTTTCCTCACCGTCATCATACCATCGATTGATAAAATCAAGAATGGCATAATGCAAGTAGGGTTGCTCCGAGGAGTCAAACCTTTTGAAATCACCATCAAAGCACTTGTCACCATGCTGTTGCAACTTACTCGCAAGCTGCCACCAATCAGAAAAGGGATTGATGCCTGGACACATACCTGACTTGGTATGATGTTTAAACATCGAAGCCATAAAAGCGCCAAAATACATGCGAAAAGCAACAACATAATCCAATGGAGCACCGCTAATAACGCGCGAAGCTCCAGCATCAACCTTGGCATGAGGCCTGGTCTCGTCTTTGAGAAAGTCCACAAAAACGTGAGCAAGCCGCACGCCTTGCTTGGCGTTCTCAACAATGTGTTCAACGCGCTCAAACAAAGCAACGCACTCTTCTGAATCAAAAGAAAAATCAGATTCACATCCAAAGAAATCCTTCTTGCCAGCCTTAGTCTCAAGGACGTAAGGATATCCAGCAGAAGTGGAACGAGAAATGGACTTAATCTTAAGTCCTTCAACACCCATGATTGCTTCTTCCTTGGTGAATATACCATTATAATCATCCACGGAAGCCTCTCGAAATGGCCTAGTGGCCAAAGAAACAATAGCCTCAAGGTTAGGCACCTCTCTGTATTCAGCAGGTGTAGCATAGGCCTCAAGGCCCTTAAGCATAGGCACAACGCGCTCACCTTCCCCATTAAGGAAGGGTTTGAGCTGCGCTGGCCGCTGAGGATTGGTTCCAAAGACTTCAAGTTCACCTATAGGTGAAAGCTTGAGCTTCGAATTGGGACTCAAAGAAATAGCCTTGTCAACTTGTCCGATGTATGTGAAACTACCTTCAATAAGGCCATTTCCACGTGGAAACCCCGACTGCTCTTCTGTGCCAAAATCAAGTTTGACACCTCTCTTCTCCAAATCGGCAATCATGTCATCAGTGACAATCCGGAGTTTCTTCTTTGCATCAAGCACCATCTCAAGCGTAACAATAGCACAAAAACCCTTTCGTTGAAACAAACCAGGTGAACCAGCAATGTGAAAACCAAGATAGCAATTGCCACCGAAATACCTGTTCTCGGCAATGGTCAAAGGAGCACCGCACATGCCTTTCTCAGTGTCCATGTCATACTGGAGCACGTCTTTGTTCATAGTACCTTGGGCACCAATGGATTTCATATATTCAGTCCTGTTGGAGCTCAAAGTATGGCGAACTTGGTGTCTGCCATCTTTCTTCGTTTGCTCAAGCATAACGTCCAAACGTACAGCACCGCCACTATTAATGGCCTTCTGGTACTGCTCGTCCGTGAGGAAAAACTGTGTGATCTTCTTCGAAGCCAACAAACTCCCGCGCGGGAACATCAAAAACTCGATGTCACGCTCTGGAACAGTTGCACGATTCATCGCCAAATATTCACTGACCGTAAAAACGGTCTTCGTACCATAAATGGCACGGATAAGCGTCAACTTGGAATCCTTGCAAATCTTGCCTTTCTCCAACAAATCGTACATCTGCCGTGAGAAGTGCTTGGGTGCCATGGCCAAATTGGATTCAATAAACTGAATCTGACCAATCTGGACTTCCATCTCTGTGTCATAATCAAGGTACATCTTGTGCGTATTCTCATAAATGAGATTGTGCACATGCGCCTTGTCAACATAGCCAGATTCAGCTCGGGTCTGCGAAGAAAAGAAAACCTTGGGAGGCACACCTCTTGTCTCTCGTACATTACTCTGGTGAGTAACTCTGCCGCGGGGAACACCTTTGCGGCCCAAAATCATCCCAAACATAGATCTGCAAAAATTGAAAACAGTCTTTGCAATTTGCATGGCAGCATAGCCAAACAAAACGCCAATAGCAAAATTTCCCGCGACAAACAAAGCAGGAAACTTCGCATATAGCTTTGCTTTCCAATCATGTACAACGTTGGACGATCGAGCGTACAATTTCGTGTACTGACGGCCATTATAGCCAAGAATCTCTGGATCATCGGCATAACGATCATTGAAAAGTCCCATCTTGGGAATGGGAAAATTCGAGCCAGGTGGACCCCCATCAAAGGACCCACGTAGAACCTCATCTTCATCGATGTCACAGGCTGCAGAATCAAACCCCAAATCCATGAGGGGATCACCTTCAACATCAAGGGGCTCTTCTTCTTCCGGATCATGTAAGATCTCTCCGAAAGCTTCATCCCCCAAGGATGATTGGAAAACTGGTCCTTCTCCAATGCCTTTCAAAAACCGATTAAGGTTAACCAAGCCACTCTCATGTGAGTCCTTGGACCTTTTAATCTCAGCAACAATCTCAAGGATCAAAGCCGAAATTTCTTTGCGGGCACCAGATTCAACTGGTTGGGAAAAATTATGATATGTTAAATGCCAAGCATTCCAAGGATAAGCCATGAAATGTTGTTCTGGCGTGGCATTGCCTGCAACTTCAAGTGCATCAAGGTTCGCAGAAAACTCCGCCTCAACCTTGGCATAATCAAGTTTGCCGTCAGCCGTTTGGTAATCCTCATTAACCCATATCTTGTAAGGGTGTTTAATACGACGCACAACAGCTTCAGGTTCCGTAATAAGAACCCCAGCCTGCTGTGCAACACCTGCGCAATTGGTAGTACCAATCACCAAAGGGGTGTCGAAATAAAACTTGCCCTTACTCTCAAGGTCTGCAAAATTCAAAGCATAAGCCCAATTTCCAATCATGCGTATAACATTCATGTACTCATTGTCTGCATCACCAGGCACAGGCTTGATCTGAAAACAATCATCCATAATAAGGCATTTCTGGTTGACATAACCATTCCAATACTCAGTATTACCTTTTTGCCAAAGGTTTTTAAGAGCATCATCAAAAGTAGTCAAACCAGACATGACCAAAACAGTGCAAGCAAATTTTGTAACCATAGTAGTCTTACCAAGACCGCTACCACCATAAAAGCAAAGGAAAGTAGGCTCAGGCCTAAAATTCCGTGCGGCAGTGATAGCTCCTTGGTAAGGTTGCAAAAGCATAGTCAATCTCGACAAAGTGCGTTCAATTTTAACACGCATGCGGTCATCACGAATGGTCGTTTTAAGACCAATCGCGTCAACTTGCAACTTCGCCATCTCAATGCATTTTTCTGTGTTCACCAGTGTAGAACCGGATCGCACCAATTTTTCAAAGTCATCGACTTTGGCACAGAACTCATCAGCGAGTTTCTCCGATTGCGAAACCCATTGCACCTCCTTCAAAGAAAACATTCTCAGGAGACAATTGGCAGCACGCTCAGCGTACTTAAGGGCATAACCGAAAAACGATTCAAACCCTTCTTTAGCGCGGTCAAAATTGGACATGCGCTTCATAAGCTCACCAAGAAACATCGCAGCATTGCGAGTAGGCAAAACAGCCGTGCACAAAATAGTACAAATGAGACCACCGATGCCGGTAATCCCACCACCACTTTGTTGCTCCGGCTGAAAGAAACCTGAAACCGCTTTCCAAATATCAGCACCAAAAAGCTTAGCAAGCATAACACCTGCAAAAGTAAGAATAATGGGTTGATGAAAATGTGGAGCCAAAAGGAAATGTGCTAAAATAGCAACAGGTATGATCCAAACAGAACCAAGAGTGTCTTTACAAAACTTTGAGAACTCTTCAATCTTCACTCTAATAGTATCAAACAACTTGGAAGACGACTGTGACACCTTCTCCGAAGATGACGCAATACGTCCAATCGCAGTTGCAAGACCAACAAAAGCTGCACCAGCAACGCCAGTTACAACATGGGAGAAAGCTTCTTCCTGTGGACCAACCACGCGCATATTCTGCATAGCTTTACGCTCTGCTTTAATATCACGCTCGCGTTGTTGTTTCGGGAACAACTTACGGGCAGCTTTGTACCTCTCTTTCGCAGATTTAACTTGATGCGCATCGCGTTCCAATCGAGCCATAGCTTTAGACTTGTTTGCGTTAGACGTCATAATAATTAAATTGTAATGTATATTTGTGTTTTAGTTGTGGTGGCTCGTAAGGTGATGCCATTCCCCTAGGATGTGTTGTCGATGTCCAGGTCACCGGTAGTTGTCTCGGTGTAAAACCAATAAAGGGAACAAATTACAAATCCCTTTGCTAAATTCTGAATTATCTGAACGGGTACAATCCCGTTCAAAAAGGATCAAAAACACCGTGAACACTGGGACTATAAATAAACTTAATACATTCCAACTACGTGACTAGGGACCAATTCAAGCCAAACCACCGAAATGGTTTTCAAAGAAAACGTAATTAAGAACAAATGCTTAAATAGACACCCTGTTTCATAATTCACTTGATGCATCATAACCTCTCTACTAAGGGGGTCGCCAAACAGACAAGGAAATTAACAAATTGCAATGATCTGAACTAGTAGGAAAAACCAGTAAAGGGTGAATGCAATTAGCAATAAAGAAAAGTGTGCAACTCCGCTAAGAAAAGACGGAACTAAACCAATCTTGCTAACAAAATAAAATGTAATAAATCACTCTCATATAGTACTACGAGTGAAAACGTCAAAATCTCAAATGAAGAGACAATCTTGCGAACAAAAGGGGAAACAACCGAAAATTGCATAAGCTGCAAAGGGCACATCTGTTTTGTAAAAATACATGGCCAGGGAACCAACCACAGAGACTCCATGTGGCAAAGGATGTTAGTTAACCTCCAACTCTCGATGAGGGCAAAATAAGATACACTGTTTAATAAATAAACAGCATACCTTATT